AGATGGCTGCTAACGCTCCCTCATGGCTCACCATGACTCCCCTCAAGGAGCCCTACATCTATGACATGCTCTCCCTCAATGCATTCAACAACAATGGAGAGGATGATGAGATAGCGATATTTAGATGTAGTGTATGGGAGAACTGCCAAGACTGGTGCCGTGACTGTAACGTTACTGTCCCAGAGAATCATCCAGAGAACCTTGAGCCTGGACAAGTACGACCCAAAGGTAAATGCCCTAACTGTGGTAAGGTTATGGGCTTCATGCCTAGGGCTGGCATAGACAACTACCTCAAGACCATCACTGACCAAGATGAAAGGGAAGCTCGTGAAGAAGGTAAGTGGAAGCACCTTAGCGGGATGGTCTACAAAGAGTTGGATCGTGAAGCCCATCTCTATGCTGACTTTACCATTCCACGTGGCTGGATGCGTATCGAATGTGTCGATCCTCACGATGCACGTCCAACCCGCTGGCTTTTCGGTGCAGTGTCGCCTGAAGAGATCACCATCAATGGTAGACCTGCAAACCGGATTTACTTCTATACCTATCTCCTAGCCAGTGGTAACATAGATACCATAGCACGCTCTGTGCGTGTGATGCGTGCTAAACACGATTACAAAGAACCAGCAATGGTTATCCTTGATGCTAAGTTTGGTACTAAGACAGTCAACACAGCCTACGAAACAACCTCATGGGAAGAGGAACTTGATAAGGCTAGCATTAAGCACATCAGACTCTCCCACTCAGCTCCAGGTGACATAGCTCTAGGCCATAAGCTAGTGAAGCAATATCTTCAACCCCACTACAGCACTGTACAGAATCGAGAGTTCCCAGGCATGATGTTTGCTCGTGATGGGTGCTCGGGACTGCGCGGGCCGACCCAGGATATGTGGAACTACAGATGGAAGGAGGGTAGTGATCAGCCCGAGCAGGACTTCAAAGATTTTGCAGATACAGTAAGATATGTAGCTATGGAGCAACCAGTTTACCGATCACCTGAGCTTGACGAGGTGCTAATGCACATGCCTCCTGTAGAGGCTTACAACCCGCTTACTTATGGACTGGTGATGAGATAATGGCTATCATTCGTCCAACAACATGCTCTGTGCTGTTCCAAGAGCCAAACATAAAGGTTCTATTGGACGAGTATGCTGCTGAATGTTCTATCACTGAGCTTGGGTCAATTAACCCACAATGCTCAACATACGACGTAATGGAGGCCACAGGTGGGTTACAGGCGTTTGGAGTATATGATAGTGTGCTGCTAATTGGCTTTGCTGTTGTGTTGATCTACACCCTTCCCCACTATGGAAAGAGGGTTGCTACTACAGAGAGCATCTTCCTCTCTAAAGATCACAGACATGGTGACATTGGTGGAAGGCTTCTACTGTTCATAGAGAGCTATGCAAAGAGTAAAGGGTGTATTGCCTTCCTTTACAGTGCTCCAGCAGGTAGCCAGTTTGACCATCTATTAGCTACGAACGTAGATCGTTATCGTAACACAAGCAATGTTTACCTACGGAGCTTGGCATGAGTTCATTAGCCATACTTAGCAATATACTCCCGGCCTCAACTAAGGAAACTATTGAGAAGATAGTTATTGCTGAGGAACTCATACGCCAGTATAAACAAATCAAGCTACGAACTGAGCATGTCTTTCATGCTGGGATGTATGCACGTACTATACGCTTTGTACCAAACACGGTAGCTGTTGGAACACTTATGAAGATTCCAACCATATTCATCATAAATGGAATCTGTGACTTATTGGTTGGTGATGAATGGGTTAGGCTAGAGGGCTACAATGTAATACCAGGAAATGCATGGCGTAAGCAAATTTGTATTGCTCGAAGTGCTGTTGAGATCACGATGATCTTTACGTCCAATGCCGAAACAGTTGAAGATGCAGAAGCACAGTTTACAGATGAGGTAGACAATTTACTATCTCGAACTCAGCATGACGACATCATAGTATTTACAGGTGCATAATGTCTGGAGTATCGGCAGCAACGATAGCCACGATTGTAGGAGCTACAGTAGCAGCGGCTGGTGTAGGAGTGTCACTATATGAGATGGCTAATCAACCTGGGGCTGGTGCAGCTCCACAAGCACCTAGCCAGTCTACCATCCAAACCCAGCAAGCCGAGGCTCAACAGGCAGCAGCATTGTCTCAAGCTCAAGCATTACAGAAACGTCGTGGTATGGCTTCAACCATTCTAACTAGTCCTATGGGTACATCTGGTGGCCCAGCACAGGGTCAATCAGCAACGCTAGGAACATAATGATGAGTGACACCAAAGAGCGGAACAGGATTGCTGTTCAGAAGTATCGCCAAGCACACCCAGATAGGGTTAGGGCCGCTACCTATAGGTGGCGAGCAGCACACCCTGAGGAGTTTAAGTCCTATCAGAAGGGCATTGTACGCAAACGGCTATATGGAATTACTACGGAAGAGTACGATGCTCTTTTGTTATCCCAGGGAAACAAGTGTGCAATCTGTTGTGGTGAGAATCTAGGTAATAGAGACTGGAATGTTGACCATGATCACAACACTAATAAAGTGCGTGGGATTCTTTGCCATTCTGTTGTTAGGTCATTCTAAGGATAACCCTAATGTACTTTGTGCAGCTATTGCTTATCTAGGAAGGGTAACGAGCAATTAACATGCCTTATCCAATGACATCTACATCTCGTCAGTATGGAAATGTTTCGGGGTTGCCTCAATCTACTTTAGGTAATCCTACCCCAGACGAGAAAGCCAAAGATTGTCAAAAATATTTAATGGTATTAGCAGATCAAAGGTTGCCTTGGGAACCAGCCATAGATAACATAATCATGTATGTCAATCATGGACGACGCTTTATCCAAGACACCGAACTATGGCCAGGGCAGCAAACAGGCCAAGAGGTATTTGATGACTCAGCAATGCTCGCAAGAAACATGCTTGTGGATGGGATGGTTGGATATTTGTGCTCTCGAAACCAGCCCTGGTTCGCTTTGGAACTCCCCGGAAAGTTCAACTTTCCTCGCTCCTCTGCTATGCGTTCCTGGTCAGGACGACGAGTAGACGAATATCCTCAAGTACAGCAATGGCTCCAAGACTGCCAAACAGTAATGTACTCAGCCTTCAACCGTTCTAACTTCTACGATATAGTAACTGAGTTCATTAGTGATGGAGCTACATGTGGTACAGCTTATCTCCAAGTAGAGGAGGCTATTACTGAAGGCTCAATAGTATTCACCGTACCCCACTACCGCGAATGCTTTATAGCAGAAAACCAGTGGGGCAAGGTTGATACTCTCTATCGTGTCTACAAGATGACTCTACGCCAATTCGTACAGAAGTTTGGCGAGGATAAGATGAAGGCTGTAGACGACAACTGGTATAATGCCTACAAGCAGAACATGTATGAGGAGCGTGAGATTCTACACGCTATCTACCCACGACAGGACTTCGATACTACCCGCATGGATGCTCGTGCTAAACGCTGGGAGTCAGCATGGGTCTACCGTAAGGGTGGGAAGATACTTGAAACTAAGGTGCGTGCTACTAACACCTCTACTGACGCTGGTGTAGTTATGCTAGCTGAGGGGGGCTATGATTCAATGCCCATGATTGCATGGAGGTGGCGTAGTAATGATGATGAAGTATACGGGAGGGGGCCAGCACATGATGCCTTCGTATCTATCGGACTTGCTAACCAGATGGGCCGAACGAATCTTATTACAGCGCATCAAGCAGCAGAGCCACCTCTTATCGCTTACTCCGATCTACGTGGGGCGATACAAAGAGGCCCTGCTGGTATCACTTACCTTGAATCAAATAGGGGCGACATTCGTACCCGTGCTCCTATGCCACTATACACAGGGGTCAACCAACTCCCCTTTAACATAGAGTTCCAAGACCGAGTAACTAAGATCATTAACCAACACTTCCACACAGATGTGTTTATGATGATGTCTGGACTATCTGCACAGGGCAACCAATCACGTATGGTAACTGAGCAAGTACAGGAGCTTCAAGGTGAGAAGGCAGCTATCCTCGGCACCCGTGTAGGCAACCTACAGTCAGAGGCATTTGACCCACT